TAAGGATCTTCTCCATAATTGCTCTCAGAATCGCTATCTCAGACACGGTTTGACTGTCTTTTGCCTCGATTTGAGCACTTGGCATGGCCAAACTTGCTTCAATATTTTTGGCAATAGTCGGTGTTCCACTCAAACCAAAATCATCGTTTGAAAATGCGTTTGAGATTTCGCCAGCCATTCCACCAACCGATTTCTTAACATCTTTGAAACGGTCTTGCAGCCCTCTATTCAAACCTTGCATAATTGCATTACCAGCAGGAATCAAGAGCTTACGGTCGTATTCAATCGGACCTTTGTGATCACGAATCCAGCTAGCAATACCTCCGACGAAGTCAGTGACAGCATTCCAAGCGGACTTCAAACCATTTAAAAATCCATCAAGGATAGCCTTACCAGCCTCCCAAAGGTCAATGTTTTTGATTCCATCGAATATGCTTGTAACCTTATCAACAAGATCACGAACACCTTGTTTCATGCTTTCCCAAGCATTTTTAGCTCCTTGTACAAGTCCATCAATCAGACCTAAGACGGTTGATTTCAAACCTTCCCAAGCACTGCTTGCGACAGATTTGATCGTGCTCCAGATGTTAGATAATATCTGAGCAAAACCATCAAAGATAGCCTTACCTGCAGCAGACAACCCTTTCCAAATTGCCTCACCAACACCCTTTATAGCATTCCAAGCGGTGCCCCAGTCACCATTGATGATAGCCATAACTGCTTTTATAATGCCACCAATGACATCCATAGCCGTCTGAATGGCAATCTTAATCAATTCCCAAACCGTCTTCACAACCGTACAGATATTGTTCCAGGTTCCCTCAATAAAAGGTCCAAGTATATTCATTGCGGTTTCAATAATGGATTGAATAATCGGCATAACCGTCTGAATAATTGTCTGGATTGCGTTCCAAACCGTTGTGAACGTTTGTTGAATCAAGCCTTGATTTTCAGTCCACCATAGAGAAATACCGTCCCAAACAGACCTAATAAAATCAACAACTGCTTGGATAATCGGAGCAACAACAGCCATCATATTGTTCCAGACGGTTGTTGCTGTTTCAACAATACCATTCCAAACTTCGGTCAAGACTGGTGCGACAGACTGCCACACACCAGAGAACCAATCCATGAAGCCTTGCCAGATTTGTCTCCCCATCTCAGTTTGAGTGAAGAAATAAACCAAGCCTGCAGTTAATGCAGCAATCGCAGCGATTGCAATTCCAATTGGATTGGCACTCATAGCAGTAAATAGACCCGTGACTGCTGTTTTAATTGTCGTTAAGACAGCAGGTATTCCAGATAGCAATCCCGAGACTGCCGAAAATGCTTTAAAAGCTAAAAATGCAGAACCAAGAGCGGTAACGATACCACCCATGATACTTCCTAGACCTTCACCAAAAATCCCACTGAAAACACCCTTGATTCCTCCTAAAATAAGGTTAGGAATTTGCTTCAAAATATTTCCAATCATAGGAATTAGGTTTCCGAAAAGAAATGTGGATGTCGTTTCCATCAAAGCTTGCAGTGCGGGTTGGATATCTTCACCCAACGATAACTTCCCAAGAACGTTCTGAGCAGCTGCTTTCATAGATTCAAATGATCCAGTGAAAGTTGTTGCTGCTTCTCTTGCTGTTGTGCCAGTGATGTCCAAATTCTCTTGGATAGCGTGAATCGCGCTATAAACATCTGACAAGTTATTCATGTCATACTTAACGCCTGTCAACTTTTCTGCATCGGACAAAAGCCGTTGCATTTCTTGTTTGGTACCACCATAACCCAATTTTAAGTTGTCGAGCATGGTGTAGTTTTGTTTGGCGAAACCTTGATACGCCAGTTGAATGCTTTCCATAGATGTCCCCATCTTATTCGCATTATCCGACATATCAATCATGGCCATGTTAGCTGTTTCTGCTGCTTTATCTGTATCTCCACCAAGAGATTGCAATAAGCTTGCTGAGAAACCTGTAACATTTTCCATATAGGCATTGGCTGACAGACCTGTTGTCTTGTAGGCCTCGTTTGCAAATCCTTTGACCTTATCAGCTGAGTCTTTAAATAAGGTTTCGACACCACCAAGCGATTGTTGAAGTGCTGCCCCTTCAGTTATTGATGCTCCGATTGCCTGACCAATTCCTGCAGCAGCAATAACTCCTGAAACAGCGCCCATCATTTTAGATCCGAGGGATTCGCCTGCGCTAACGCCAGCTGAGGCAACTTCACCACCCATTTCCTTTTGAATCATGCCACTAATGCCCTTGGCAGATGGAATGATTTGTACATAGGCTTTTCCTAATTCGGTCGCCACTATTCCTCACCTCCTGTTTTCGCAAGTAAAGCCTTACGATAATTTTCAAAGTCCTCACCAGATTCAAAGACGAGATAATCCCTTTCGTCACTCTCTTCTTTGTGATTTTTTGTTAGCATTTCAGCAATTGACGTCGGGCGATTAACACCCTTTTGACCATCTTTTGTTTGCAACCACAAAGAAATTGAAAGTCTGTCTACGATATTTGCGAGTAAAGTAATTTCGAGAGGGACGATTTGGTCAGATATCATCTGCTTTATCCGCGAATCATCACGCAACCCATACGCAAAAACAGCCACCTGATTTAAAGGTAGCTGTTTGTAGTCGTATATCTGGTAGGTTTCCGCCAAGTCACAGACAAGGGCATCTTCGTCCAAATTGATCATCTGAGCAAGGACTAGGATTTTTTTAAGCCGTTAACGGATTCAAAAACACTCTTGATTTCATCTGCCATTTTATCATTTGGCACGATGCCATCTTCTTCTCTTAGATGGTCTTTAAAAGCCTTGGCTTGCTCATCTCCAAATAAAAGTTTTACAACTTTAGGAAAGACTTGGCCTTGTCCTTCGTCAACTTCACCAATCAACTCTAACAATTCATAGTTGTTTAAACGGCGCTCAGAAATTTCGAATTTAAAACCTGACTTCGTTTCCCCTTTGAATGTTTTACTCATTTATTTTACGCTCCTTGAATGTATTTGTAATGTGTATTTCCTTGGTCGTCTGGTAAAGCGGTAATAGTTAGTTCATAACCAATTGGCTCACCATCCTTGTAGCTAACTTCTCCAATTTCGCTCACCTTGCCACGAGGAATGACGATACGTTGGAAGTTTTTGTTTTTTAGGAGAATATCAATTACCAATGAGTGCTCTGGTAATTCGTTTGAATTTGCCTTAACAGTAATCCCGGTCGATAAAGTTCCTGTAACATTATCTGCACCATAAGCTTCTTTAAGGACTTCTACATTAAGACTTTCAATTAACTTAAATTTAAAGGTATCTTTCTTTTCGGTCTGAGAAGACAAGACTGTTTGTCCACCCCAGGCTTTGACTTCTTCACTTTCTGGTGAGTTTTCATTAGTGATACCGTCTTCCGAGATATATCCTAACGATTTAAATGCTGGATTTAAATCTGATTTTGAATCAGTTGGTAATAATGTACCTAGTGGTGCACTTGCAATTGCTCCACTTGCTTTCGGCTTTGCAGCCGTTACATTTGATGCTGATGCAGTCGTCATTTTCTTTCCTCCTGTTGATTCTGCATTTGGTGTTCTTACTTCTGTCGCTTCTAATTCTGGCGCCAAAACTACACCTCCTTTTTAAAAATAATTGATGTCATATACCGCTTGATAGCGATATTGCTTCGTTTCCGTGTCTGTAAAGTTGTAGTCACTATTGTGATGCACACCGCTAACTTCGTTAACCGTGATGAGATCCTCAACTACTTTCTTGACTTTCTCATTTAACTCAGCAGCCTTTTGTAAGGACGGCGCATAACTCTGAAAAGCGAATGTAGCGGAATGAACGTAGTCACTTCCACCACTTCCCGTCTTCTCAAGGATGACATAACTCTCAGGCATATTCGGTTTGTGTTCAAAAAAAGACGGAACATCTAACTGTCCGTCTAAAAATTTCTTTATAACTAATTCGATCATCTCATAGCCTTCAGTAAAATATTATGTTTTTTATTTCTGACCATGCTCTTGATGTCAGTCGTACTAACTTTTGCATTGGCACGCTTCTGCCCTGACGATACGGTCAATTCAAACCCCTCACCAGCTCGGTTCGCAATTCCTTGCCCCTTTTCTCTCAAAATACCCTGCATTTCGGAAGAACGTAGCAAAGAAGACACGCCAGCTGGATTTAATTGGAATTTCATATCACTCATAAACTTCGACCATTACCTTTCTATTCCAAGACAATGGAATCATTGACTCAATCCCCTCTTGAGGAAGGCCGATTGTCCGCCATTTTCGACCAAAAAACTTTACCTCACGATTTTCCCACTTATTAGTATCCCCTTTAGGAATACCAAGTGTATATTCCGCCTTTTTCCCAGTCAAGTTCATTTGATTGATGACGTCCTCTGATGAAGTTGGCGCTACCAATACATTTTGAACCTCAATCTCAACATCACGATAGATTGGATGACCGAAATCATCGTTACCAGTTTCTACCTTGTCCACTAAAATGACAGGGATTCCTTTTAGGTAGGTCATAAATTTCAATCGCTCCATATCGTTGTTTTTTCTTCAAACCAAGCCTTTTAAGTTCGGTGTCTTTAATAAAGAGACCGCCTCCAGGAACAAGGTAAGAGCCACTAAACGAATAACCCAAAGCACTCTCAGATACCTGAGTCATCGGTTCATGGTCCGTTGAGGTCATTAAGGTCCGTGCCACGATATCGACCGTGACAGACTTGGCAACACTAGCGAATGACACGCTTTCCGCCACCATATCGTCAAGGTCTTTACCGACTTTTTCAGCTTCAACTCGCAAAGAATTAGATACAACTTCCAAAAGAGCCTCAGCCCTTGCACGCTCATCAAATTTCAACGAGCGCCACAACAATTCCAAGTCTTCAATCTTTGCAAAATTTCCCATAGCTTAACCCTTGTTTTCCTCGTACAAGGCTACCAAATCGGATTTTTTCAGACTTTTATCGTAATCAATGCCCAATTCATCCAAACTAGACTTCAATTCCGCTACGGTCATATCTCCTCCGCTTGGTGCCGTATCTTCCACAGGCACCCAATCTCCGCCAAGAACACTCTCAGCGGAGATAATCACGCCCGTTTTCGTATCACGGTATAAAGCCATAAAACTTACGCTTTCACACGAGCGAAGGCATCTTCATCAAGGATACCCCAACCGATAAAGGCTTCCGCACGCAAACAGATTTCATTGTAGGCTTTAAGCACCTTTTTTGTAACTTTGCACCGCTTTTCGGCGTAACCGCTGATCGTGGAAGAGTCATGGATTACGTTGCGTTGGAACGACAAACAATATTTAATTAATAGAAAAATGGATTTAATTAAAGTTGCTGAAGAAGCATTTGCTACTGGCAAGCAACACCCCTCATTCAAGGCTGGTGACACTGTAACTGTAGCTTACAAAATCGTCGAAGGTAACAAGGAACGCGTACAGCTCTACCGCGGTGTTGTCATCAAAATCGCAGGTCACGGCGAAAAGAAGCGTTTCACTGTACGCAAGATGTCTGGTACTATCGGTGTAGAACGTATCTTCCCCCTCGAGTCTCCCGCTATCGAGAGCATCGAAGTGAACAAGGTGGGTAAGGTTCGTCGCGCTAAGCTCTACTACCTCCGCGCCCTCACTGGTAAGAAGGCTCGTATTAAGGAAAAGCGTACCGCTACTAAGGCGTAAGACATCTCGTCCTAAACGACTTTCACTCCGCCGCGCTTTCAGCTGCCTTGC